TGACATTGCAACAATATTAGTATTAATATTTGACGTGACTTGCTTAACAACTCTATATATGTTGCTACCATCAATCCATTTACCGCATATTGTTTCTTCCGTTGAATAAGTTAAATTGCCATTTACATCAGCAATTTCATTCGTCAGCTGATCTACGGCAGCGTTCAGCGTAGTAAGGTCAACCTTCTGGGTCTCCAGCTCTTCTACCTCATAATAATACCCCTCATCGTTTGGAGTATCCAGTACCTCTGCGACCCAATAGTCCGGGACATCTTTGGTAACAATATAGAGATTATCGCCCTGATTTGCAATCCCTTTATTGGCTGCATTTTTCAACCACTCCTTCATAGCATCTGTGGTTGCAAATACACGTGCCTGATTACGACCTTTGGCAATATTTTTTGCTTCATTAATCTTGGCGTCCAGATCAGAAACAGATGCTGTCGTAGATTCTGAAAGAGATGTAACTCTAGCAGACACGCCGTTGATGGCTTCCATCAGTACCTTTCCCTGTCTGGCATCCAGTGCAAAACCTTCTTCTGATGTAGTTACATTATTCTTGATAATGCTATCGAAGTTTGTAAATTTATACCAGTATTCCGCATTAGAATCACTGGGATCTATTCCTTTTGTAGTTTTCTTACAAAGCCACGAATTTCCGTTATTGAATACTAGATCCAATACTTCGTAAGTTATCTCTGCATTATAGTTTCCTTTCGGAATAATTAAAATTCTTCCTGCATCTGCCATAGTTCATATCCTCCTATACGTATTCCCAGGTCAAATGACCGGTGCTCTGATTTATTAAGAAAATGAAGTTTGGTGAATCATACTGCAGATGTCCTGTTTCATAATTAAGAGAGAAAGTCGTATAGATTACTTTTTTTATCACTTCATTATATATTTCCTGCACAGCATTCAGATTTTTCTCTGTCTGCGTTGCGCATGATTCACTTACGTTTCTCGCAGATATTGCCACATTGGATGCATTTACCGCAATATCTCTATATAATGCCGCTGCATTCTCACTGCTTTTAGCAGCATACGCAGATGATATGCACCTCGCGTATGCATCTGCAAAATCGTCGTTCACATACTCTGTTCCATCAGCATACTTCACATGAAATACATAATTCTCATCGAACTCTACGCTGAGGATTCGTGCTTCATAAACTGCTTTTGCCTGGGTCAGTGCCTTTTCCAGTGCCGTATACGTAGGACTTGTTTCCGCGGTACTGTCCTGTGCATCACTTTCTAAGACTTCCAGTGCAAAGCGCGGAGATAAGTAGGAACATGTAATGTCATTATCCGCATTCACATGATGCACCTTGATCTGAATCTTTGTGATTCCTTCCACAGCAATATCAGACTGTAATACATTATAGATTACTGTATTGTCTTCAATAGTACATTCATTGATGCTAGGAGATGCCGCACCTTCCGGAGTCACATAGGCAATTGCCTGATCGTGCTCCTCATCCAGTTCTACCGGGTCTCCATTTTCTGTCAAACTGATGATGATTTCTCTCGCAAGTGCTTCACCTGTTGAAAATCCCTGCAGTATTTTCTGCGTACCGGATTTTTGTGTATCAAGCGTGATTCTGTATTTGATGGCCTGCATAATATCTACCTCCTGTTTTAGCATAATACAATGAGGGGTTATATTTCTAACCCCTCACGATATATTTATTCAATTCTAATTGACGGATACGCTCTTGCTATAGTGTCATTCCATATTGCAACAATATCTCTCATATAGTTAGATATTGGGATACCTGTCAATTGTGATAACCCCTGTATAGTTTTATATGTTGTTCTATACAAGTTTCCATCACCCTGTGCAATCTTCACCCATTGCTTTCCGTTTTCAACAAGGTTGGTCAATGCCTGCTCATCCATTCTGGACGGATCATATCCTTCAAGCACTCCTACAATATCCTTTAACACCGGAAGCTTGTTTAATGGATTAAGGTCTGAAATAAAATTGGATACAAATTCTTCCCACATTTTACTTGTAAACTCTTCATCTTCATCCCAGTCTCTTAAAGCATCCATAGCAGCTTCACATATTGCAGACGCTGTTGCTGTTGCGGTATATGTAGCAAATGTACGAATCGTTCTGCGCATCAGTTCCGGTCCTGCCGTTCCGTTTCTCCTTCCTTCCAGTTTCCAGTCATAATAGCAATCCAGAAGCATATTATAGGATAATGTAGGCTCTGACATAAAGCTTGTCAGCATCTGATCATACGTTGAAGAAGATCTCATCATCTGTGATCTGGTTAGTGTGGAGTCAACAACCTGCGTCGAATATATTACTTCACTGAACCTGTCAGATACCTTCTGTAAATAATCAGAACTATTGCGTGGAGTTGTCTCCGCCACTTCCAATTTACAGGCATTCCATAAATATCCCCATGTAATTTTGTCTCCCCATTCAGCACCGGTCATAGACAAATCGACAAATTTATCAATCAGAGAAAGATTATTTGTAATAGATTCTTCTACGCTTCTAGAAACATTAGTGTCAAACAGTCCTCTTGCTTTCCACTGTGCAATACCGCAATTATCTTCTGCTTCATTTATTCCTTTGAAAGGATTCGTAAAACGCGCTCTCATAAGATAAGTCGGATTCATAACTCCCATCGCACGATAATAAGCTGTTGGCTGTAACAAAGCTACTCTAAGGTTCCCGGCCACGGCAGCCACTTTTGCATTTTTAATCAGCTTCTTCATAATAGGTGCCGACCTGTCATTATGCTTCGTACCGTTAATGTCTTCAATCAGCTGATTCACATATTTGCTGCCGCCCTCTCCGAATACGTCTTTAATGGCACCTTTGACAGATGATGTTTCAAAGCCGACATCTGTTTTTTCTCCTTTCTCCACATAATTGAACCACCGGATAGTATCCAGTACCGGAAGCGCAACCGTACTGTATTTTGCCATTTCAGCTGAGTGTGTTGAGAACACATCGAAAATATCGCGGATCATAATGCGGTTATTTGCCCCAGGAGTAAGTCCCTTGGTAAATCCCTGATTGAGCAGTCTGTACATAGATGCTTCGTTCATTTTCTCCTGATTGGATCCACGACCTTCGGCATCAGATTCTATAGGAAAATATGATTTCTCTTCAAAGCCATTGATTCCCCATCTTGCCTGGGTGACTTCATTTCCCCATCCCGATAGCGTGGTACTCATGTATTCTTGTAGCTTATCAGCAATCTCAATCTCCTTGGGCGACAGGGCGGCATTCACCTTATCAATAAATTCCTGATCAAGGTTAAAACCACCTCTCATACTGATTGTTTTCAGCTTTCCTACGCTCTTTGGATCGCTGAAATCCTCAACCCGGGCACCGCCCTCAAACAGATGTCCTACCGCCTGCTGACGTTTGGCAAGGCAATGCAAGCTCATCATCTGCGCTACCGTCATACGTACTTCTTTTCCGTTTGCCGCAGTGAAAGACTTGACTGTTTCCTTTGCGCGCTTCACATCAGACGGCTCATATATGGTTTTTGTGAACTCCTCAATACTCTTCAGTCGGAACGCCAGTCTTCCGAATCCGTCACTCAGTTCCGTGAAGATTGTTTTTCCGGATGGTCCCAAACGCTTGAAATAGTAGTATGGCAGGGTATTGTCAAATGACAGGAAATTATGTACTTTTTCAATACCACGAACTGTCTGATGCTGTTTGAACTTATTCATCTCAGCTATTGTTTCTGCACCCAACTTTCCGATATACTCTGTCTGCCGACCGGCTAATGTCTTATTCATTTTTGACACAGTAGTCTTCAGCGTCTTAACCACCTTATTCAGAGTTTTCAGCTGTTCGGCTGTCATGTTATTCAGTACATAGATCTCAGATGCCGCACTTTCCCCGATAGCTTTTGCCTGCTCTGTGAGTTCAGCTACCGTATCATAAAAATCAACTGGCAGATCTACATAATATCCACCCATCTCATTTTCTAAAGCCATCGGATCCTTTTGAATCTTCAATGCCATGTCACGTACTTTCTCCAAAGCATCAAACAACTTCACATCCTTCTGTGTCATGACGCCGGACTTTTCCCCTTCGGATAAATACTGCTTTGATGAAAAATCAATCGCATTCAGCAATTGTACTACCGGAGCCTTCAGGACATCAGGAACATGTTCCTTCGCAGAATTCTGAACCAGCCATTTATTAAGTGCAAGCGCATTCTTAGTAATCTTTGAAATAATATCCTTCTTTGCAATACGATCTTTATATTCTGCCTGTCTCCAGTCTGCTGCAACCTTTGCTTCCTTGATTCTGTAATCTCGCTGCTCCCGGACAGATTTCAGCAACGACTGATAATATTCCCTCGTAGTATTTGTACGCTGTTCCAGACGGTTCTTATAAGACTGACGTAACTCTCTCATGGCCTGATTATGTTTTGCATTCAGCTGAGTAATTTGCTTAGAGTATTTATCAGCCACCGTTTTCACACTGTCTGCATTCCAGTACTGATGATAAATCTCTGTAGCCAGCGCCCGGATAGTTTCAGTCTCATTGTAGCTGGTAATCACCTCCGATGACTCTCTCGCAGTATTGTAGATTTCATTCAGTGCCGTGATCTGCTCCGCTTCATTGACAGAAGAATCGAAGAGCCCCGGAAATCGCGAGGACCATTCCTGCCACATGGTATCCAGACTGGTGCCGTCATTCGTAACGGTAATTCTGCCAAACAGATATTTTCTCCAATCCTTACCGAATGCATTTTCTGCTTCCGCCTTCTGCGATTCACTGAGAGAAATCTTTGTTCCTCGAATATCCCTTGCTATCATCTTAAAGTAATCGTTAGCGACTTTTTGCGGCTTTGCCTGGCTTAATACGCTTCTGGCAAGATCCACGGACTTATCCAGTACTACCTGACCATCTATTTCGTCCTCGTTGAGAATATAGTTGTATAGATCTTTCAGTCCGGCCTTGAAGCTGTCAGTATCATAGTTACTGTTGAACTGATTTTTCAGATGTTTTGCAATCAGTTCCAGCTTATAATCATTCAGGACACGGCCACCGGTTACCTTCCGTTCCAGTTTCAGACGCTCACGCAGGCGATCGATATCATCGCGCAGCTGCTTATTCTCCTTTTGGAGACGTTCTGTCTGATCCACATACTGATAGACTTCCTGGCGATCAGAAAAAAGGTTGAGATTTCCCATGTTTGGTGATACAATATCTACAAGAGAAGCAGGTGCTGCCGTTTTATTGTAGCCTTCGGGTGTGCTTGGCAGAGAGCCTGCTTCTTTTAATGTAACATCATACAGATATACATTTTCACCCGTATCTTTTATATCAATAAGAACGTCATACATTATTCCATCTACTTTTACTGTTTTCCAATAATAGTCCCAGTATTTCGCATCATTATGGAACCGGTTCTTATTCTCACCTTTTTCAGTAGCAGTCCCGATATAATGAGCATTTTCCATCAAATCAATATAATTACCGCTTGCAGCGATATTTGCCTTGGCCTGTATAGCTTTGGATGATGATTTTTTATCCGCCTGTAAATATTTTTTAACACCGTCATTAGTGGGTAAGGCATAACAAATCTCACCATCTCTATTAAATTTTGCTACCCTTCCACGATTTTCCTTTATAATCAAATTCCACGCATGCTTTCTTCTTTCAGCATAGCTCATGGAAAGGATTTCCGGATCATCCGTGGTGTATTCTTCCATTCCATCTTCATTAATTCGCATGGAATAACGAATATCAGCATTATCAGTAGGATGCACATTGTCAATATTCTTAATTTGGTTTGAATAGAACGGGATAACTACAGTATGAATATCATCACTATATTTTCCACCAGAATCAACAATTCCATCATAACCGTTTGCTTTAAGCACATCGGTAACAAAATCAGGAATACTTGTCCATACATAGGTAGTGCCATCTTTTATATCCGTTTGCAAGCGTTCTACCCACTTCATAGGATTTATATTATTTTTGTCCCACATATCTGCATTTTTTGTGTCCGTAGTTTGAAAAGATTTCTCCGCAATTTCCGCTGCATTCTTAAGTTTATCTAACATACCATCAGATATATTAGATGTATCAAACGGTGATGTTACATTAAGGTAAACACTATATACACCTCGATCCGTATAATCCGGATTCATATATACAGCGTTGTTAATTCCGACAAGCTTAAGTACATCTATAAATTTCTCTTCATCACCATATATATCACCACTCTCAAGCCATGCATCTACGAGTGCTTCCAACACATTGCCCTTATGTTCTCTCAACAAATACGAATCATATCCACCCAATCCATTTTTAGCATTAGGATCATAGATAATATTTTCATAGTCATCATCCATCGTAATATGTGGAGCTTTTTTTGCTATTTCGTTACGTTGAGATACAGATAATTTTCCCCAATAATCTCCAATAGCTATACTTTCTCCATTTCTTTCAACTCTAAATTGCGTATAATAAGAATCATACATATCGTCATAAGACATGCTTGTATCTTTCTTATTATTTGCATAACTATTTGCAATCTCATTATTATCCGTAAAATATGCCATTGGTCCAGACGTTGCTCTATCAGGCCGAAATATTGTACCTACCCTATCCATCCTTGCAGTACCATGATACATCACTTTTAAATTACCATTTTCATCCCTGATTTTGGACTCTCGGAAAAATGACTTCTGATCCTCTGATAACGAATTTCCTTCATTATCCCTATCAGAAAATTGTTCTTGCTTTGTTTCAGAATGGTTACGTACGGCGGCATTTGCCTTCACCGCATCCGCCAGCGCCGCATCCCACGCCTTACGCAGCTCAGTAAGTCTGCCGTCCATCTCCCGGAGAGCTTTAGCTTCGGCAGATTTTGCACTAAATTTTCCCATGATACGCTTAACCACTTCGCGGAAGCTGTCAATCATCTCCTTGATTTTACCCACAAGTGTCTTCTGACTTGGTGCATCCAGTGACCGCAGAACCTTCTCTGCATATTCCGAATTGCTGAACATATCCTCGCAGGCACGCGCTACCATCTCATCAATGGCACTTTCTTCTGTAACCGCAGCATCCTTATGTGCATTCTCCATGCGGTTTTCTTCCACTGCTACCGCTTCTCTGACATTGCGTACGCCCTTCTCTCCCAGATAATCACCGCTGCTCTCCAGACTGTTCATAACGATTTCACGCATCTGATCATACAGTGCCGGGGACTTGTCCTTCATCCAGTGTGTCAGCTCGTGTGAGAAGGTCGTGTTGATTGCACCATTGAACTGATCTACCTGTCCGTTGCTGACAGTTCCGGCATGAACATTGATATAGATCATATTCTCGTTCGCATCATAATGACCATTGGCCGCAGACGCAGACGCATCTGCATAGAACTTTACATTGATGCCTTCTTTTACAGCAAATGCAGAAATGGCCGCCACATCATCTTTCTGTGACATGGTAAGCTTCTTTAGCTCTACTTCGGAATAGTCTGCCATTCCGGTGCCGTTCTCCCCCTGGTACTGGGAAACAATTTCTGAAATTCGACGTTGAGGATCCGTTGCTCGATTCTTTACTCCTGCAACATAAGCATCACGCGCCTGTGCCGCGGTAAGCGTACCTTTATGGCTCAGGGCATAGTCTGCCCCATATCCGCTTTCTCCGTATGCATAAGCCAATTTGAAAGATTCTACATAGCTCTGCGGATTACTGTTGCCATCATACGTCCGGATCATAACGCTGGCTTTCGCATCGTCCATATCCTCTGCCTGTGATACAACATAAGCCTGATTTTCATTCAGCGATGCCTTGTTCAGAACCACATCTCCCTGATCTGTATGCAGGATTCTCTTACCGGTATCATCCGTAGTCACGGAATCTATCTGCACATTCTCCATGCCTTCCTGTGTCATGGCTTTGGCACGTGCCCGGGCAGCCTTCTCTTCTGCACCCAGTCCCTGCCTTACTGTTGCTAGGGTATTTAGATTTCTTGATGCACGTTCTATCCGGTCTGTGTCCCCAGACTGTTCTCCTGCCACATAATCATTGTATGATTCCATTTCTGCTGTCCGATAGAGATCCCCCAGTTCCCCCGGCTTAACCTTTGAAGTATCTTTCCCTGCGAAGTATCTGTTGTAAGCATCCAGAGTCTCACTGTATGCATCAGTATCTACTCCCATAGATTCTGCAAGCCCGGTAAGATCTCCTACTGTCTCATTCTGCCGAATCGTATTGCCCAGGCTGTTATTGGTATGTAAATCCATTGCGGCCTTCCCGCCGCCCATCAAACCACCGGATAACGCTCCGCCAATGCCGGCCTGTGCAATCTGTAAGGACAGATCACGGCCTATAAGTTTATGAATTTCATCTTCAGAGTATCCCTGTTCACGATAAGCATAATATTTCTGCATAATATCGGACCGGTTTCCCATGACCAAATCATTAGAAATAATATTTGCAATTTCAGTAGATATTTCTTCGGACCCTTCGATGCCTGCCTGCTTCAGAGCAGCCTTAATTAGCTTCGGAGCATCGGCTACATTATCAATATGAATCAGTTTATCTAATGATATATCTTCAAAAATCTTTTCAAAGATACCGGCAAGACCGGCTCCCATCCATATTTGTTGTTCAGTAGCTCCTGCTTCTTTCAGGTCTTTTGCCTCCTGCTGGAATGCGCTCAAACCAGCAACTATAGAATAATTTGATCCCATAGTAGCCGCACCGACAGCAGAATCTGCCATATCCAGTCCTATCTGATAGAGGTACGCCGGTACATTGGTTCCCAATAAATTCATATTTGGCGTTGCTTCGGCAATATTATCACTCACATCCTGCCTGGTATCTGATGCAAAGTTGCTGAGCATCTGATCCTTGGAATAGGGATTATATTCCTTCCCAGTGATAGCATCGGAAATACTACGGTTGGCACTTGCCACGGCACCGACAATATTGGCAGGCACGCTGAGGGCAGAGAAACCGGCAGAAGCCAAAACACTATTGTCAATAGTATCTTCCAACATGGCAGAGTCCTCATCATAATTTCTCTTATCCAACATTACCTGAATGTCATCCAGATAATCTTCCGCCGCCTTTTTGCCCTGTGTTGCATAGATGTAATTGTAATAGCCTACTTCATCATCTGTCATGCGGTCAAGGTTTTCGTGTGCACCATTGCCGAATATACCGGTTCCCCTGCTTTCAGACAACAGACTGGCAGCAACATGCCCATATTGTCTCGCGTTCACCGCTTCATACGTAGGATCATTTACCGTATATTTTTTATTTGCATTCACATTAGGAGAATATGCTGACAGTTCCTTATAATCCGCGTTTTCCTTTAAACCGGCATACTTCTCAGATGCATGATCCAGTGCATACTGATTCCTTGCTGCCTGCAGATCATCCTTATACTTCCCACTTCGCGCATCCGCCAGCGCCGCATCATAATCGGCAAGACTGGAAAAACCATGATTTACGCCATATTCACTGAGATAATTATTTTCATCACTGCCGAATTTTGTTGATGACAGTTCCTTTTTCACTTCCTCGTAGGTCATATCTCCGTAACGTTGGGAAAGCTCACTCTTCTTTCTGGCGGCGCTGTAAGCATCAGCGTTCTGATAATGGCCATAGATCTGCGCCATATCATCCCATCCAGCCAGTGCCTTATCATAAGATGAGATACTGGAATCGATGGAAGAAAGTTCAGAAGGATCCTCATATGCTTTCACATAATCCCGGTACTGTTTCAGTCGACTTGCCATGTTCTCCACCTGTACACGGTTCTGTGACAGAGTGGAAGCATCCTGCCAGTTACTCAAAGTATTATTCAACATATTGGACGTAGATTCATAGTCCGAACTGAATGTATCAAGATTAAGCTGTCTACGAGCCATAGCCTGTGCAAAACTGGTGGAAGCAGGACGGCTTACTGCCGTCACACTGCTTCCTGTTCCCTGAGCAGAAGATGTATCCGATACTTCTCCTCTCTGTTTTCTTCTATTCTCCATTGCTTCTGCAAATGTTCTACTCATATATCCTCCTACTGGTTCTTAAGCTGAGATTCAAACTGAGATACCATTGCTTCGATCTGGGCAGTTGTATATTTACCGCTTATTGTCAGTTCCTGCTTATATGTATCTTTAAGATCTTTCAGTGACAAGGAATTACCATATTCATCTACGTATGAAGTACCGAACAAACCTGATTTTTTCTTTTTCCAATTCTTCTTTGCAACAGACGTGGTCGGCGCAGCTCCCATACTGTCTATATAGGCCGCAAGACTGTCCATGTTCACATTCTTTCCAAGATTGGAAATATAAGCATCCACATCACCGCCACTTGAATAGACATTAAGCGCAGCAGCTATTTCTGAATTCGTAAGCTTGTCGTATCCATCCTCATCCGTATCAGACGTTTTGGAAGATTTCGTAGATCCGCTTGCCGCAGACTTAGCAGCACTCAGATTGTAATTCATCATCTTCCAGTAATTATCACTTGCTTCCTGCCTTAACTGTGCTGCCTGGTCGAACAGGCTGTTCTTCTCGCTCATCTGTAGGTTAGCCGCAGACATTGCATTTCCTACATTTGCATTCCACAGATCAAAGTCCTGTCCATACTTCATACTGTAATCCTGTGCGGCAGCTCCATAAGCATCAAGGTTCCGACTATATTCCGTATTATCAGCATCTGTATACATCCCCAGCTTATTGTACAGATCATTGCCTTCCATCTGATATGCATCCAGTGCCATCTGATAATAAGCCGGAAGATTATCATAAGCGCCCTCAATGTAATCGTTGTATGCCTGATTACCGGCAGAAGTGGCATAAGAGCTTCCGTATCCTCCGGTTAAAGCAGACGCCTGACCAATTGTATCCTGCATGGCAGTTCTTCCGCTTGCCATCGCAGATGCAAGAGCATTCTGAAACAGAGTATCAGAGTTCGGATCATAACTGAATTTCTCGCGGTTTGCTATCTGATCCATCATGGCAGCTACCTTGTCAGAATAACTGGTCTTCCCTGAAAGGACTTTCTGCAGTTGCTCGTTTAGGACATTCTGCGCAGCAGATGTAGTAGCAGATATTGTAAATGGTGTATTGATTTTATCCCATAAATCATTTGAAATGAGCCCACTGGATGTTCCCGCACTCTGAGGACTAGAAGCACCAGTTTTCTGAGGGACATTTGATAATTTACTTCCGGTACCAGATGATGAAGCCGTTTTTGTGGATGTCCCGCCACCATTAGGTGGAATATTTGTAGGTCCCTTATATGGTACTGATTCCGTTTTCTTTGATGAATTCGAAGGAATATTTGTAGGTCCTTTATACGGTACAGAGGTTGTCCTTCGTCTTCCACCTCCACCATGCATCACTTCTGCCATTAGTTTGTTCCTCCTTTTCCATATTCCAACCGCCCATTGTCGTAATTGACTTTTATAGTCATTTCTTCCTGCTCTGGTAATTGATCACTCGGTACTTTTCCATCTTCTCCGAGACTAGCCACACCACCGGCGATGCCCTTATTCTCCTTTTCCCATTGACCTATTTGGTCATCTGCAACATTCGGAATAGTATCTGCTACTAGTTTCGCAGACTCATCTGCCGTTGCCTTTACACTCGCTTTGAATTTTTCAGAACCAATCACATCATCAACAGTGATTCCGCTCTTTTTTGCAATGGTCTGCGCATCCTGCGCATCTAAAGATGCTGTCCGTACTTCTATCCCCATAACAGACAATTTCTTCTGAAACTCTTCCGACAGATTATCAGATCCGATATTCTGCAGGATAAATTCCAGCTCTTCCTTCAATCTGAGCAGATAGTCATACAGTTCCTTTACCTGTTCTTCCGGCGTCTCTCCTGTTATCTGCGGATATGGTAGAATGTCAAACATCAGATATCACTCCCTTGTTCAATGGTCTTGGTCACAGAATATATTTTTGCCGTGCCTTCACCGACTATTTTGTACTTGAAATGATCGCATCTTCTTGGAATCACAGGCACCGTATATGTCCTTGTCCCCTTACCACTCATGTTGAATTTGTGCTCCCATACATCCGATGAATCATACTGAATGTAGAAATCTACATTCGTTCCTACTTCCATTCCGATCCTTACGTTAACTCTGGAAATATACTTATTGTCCGGCATTGAGTAGCCTATATTACCACTCTCAGCCATCCACTTAAAACGTTTTTCAATATCCTTCTCCGGTACATCATACGGCAATGTTCCATAGACAGATTTCATTATGCTGTCAGAAGCATCAACAAAATACAGATCATCATCGTGCGCACAAAAATATAGAACAGTCGTATTATCTTCTTTCGACCACAGATTCCGCTTTGCATCGAACACAAATAGATGACTCATATTATCCTTATCTTTCATGGATAGGAAGTATCTACTGTTAATTGTACCGCCAACAGCATCATGATATCTAACCTGCCCCAAAGATTCTGATATACTTACCGGAATACTCCCGGCATAACTGCACACATCTGTAGTGGACTTATAATATAGAACCTCATTCATGATACAAAGTGATCTCTCAGATCCTCTCTGAACACCGCGGCACTTCGTTTCTTTAATCTGATGTGCCCCTGAAGCAGACACATATACCTTAATCAGGGAATCCTCTTTGAAGAAAATAGGATAAGTCTGATATGTAACTGCTCCGGTGAACTTACCGTCAGATCCGACAGTTGCCGCATATGAATCCGTAGATATTCCCTGGAAACAGTTCCAGTTCTTCACATCCCCCAGCTTGCAGCAATAGATTTCATGTCCATCCTTGGAACATCCCCAGATTCGATTATTACACTCAGTGATGAAAGACATATCAGGTGTCTTACGTTCCACTTTGATATGCAAACTATCAAATGTCTTATTCTCTTTCAGAATAGCCGGAACTGTAATGCAGTCATCCTTAATGTCATAAATAATCATGTTGTTAGAACGGATGTTATCCCCATCATCATTTACAAATATATTTTCAATGTCATCCCATGTAATTCCGGTTGTGTCTACAGAAATCTTCACGCCATCATCCTTGGCAAAATTCTTACCGATTCCGGTGGCTCCAATCTGTATATAAGTGGTTGAAACGATTGCCCATATTGCAGTAGATTTTGAATACTGCTTCAATGTCGTGCTACCATTCTGCGTGGACATCATATAGTCACCGTCCGCCGGCTCATTACTGTCATAGTACGCTGTATCATGCCATGTAATGGCATTTCCTTTTCCATCCGCCAATGTTACGGTAACTTTATCCGTAACATCAAACGTTGCTTCCATGTAACCACTCTCTTTTGTCTCAGCGTTGTACCATATTTTATCCGGCATGATAATGATAAACGCCCCCATCTTCTCCATCTGTTTGGGACACTTATCAGCATCTTTGGATATGGTAATTCCATCTGCAAGAACGCACTCTTCTCCGTCCAGATACAATATGCCATCATCTATCCATACAAGAGATTCCTTATCCAGTATTCCGGCCGGAGCAATCATTTTGCGTACAATCCCCCGACGGTCCCTGGGAGACAGTACTGGATAATATACGCTTGTCATGTTCTTCTGATCATAGAACTGGCCGTCCTCACAGGTAAGCTTATGACAATACCCATTAAATGCTGTTGTCATTTCACGATACCGTTCGATGTCATTTAAGTACGGATATTGCATAGTCGTTCCCTCCTCCGAAGTAATCCACATACCTAACGCCCAAAGGCATATGTGTGCGATTGTACCACTTTGCAAAATCTGCATAATAAGCGTTATATGCCATTGCAGAATTGTTATATCTAGCAGTTTCCCCATTCTCCTCATCAATGCGCATCTTCAGATACGCCACATACAGTTCGTCATACGGTGGTGCTGCAAGGAGTTTGACATTCATATGATCTGCATCATATCCGGTAAACTCTGTCGGTGTATCTTTACACTCAGGTTCATGTGTTTTAACAATGTCATTAAATATAGTTGCATCCAGATAGGACAGCCATCTTACCTTATCTTCCTCTGAATAAGAATTGGGTTTTACAGAATCTACTCTGTCAATGCACTCTTTTATATTCATAATCAACCTCCTTAAAAGAAAATAGGGAAGCTTAAGCTCCCCTATCACCGTTTACACACCGCTTGTAGGCGGCTCGTTCAATCCGTGTTCCTCAGCATATTCATATGCAGCATCCTTTGCCTTATCTCCGTTTCTGATCACCTCTGCCAATTCAATAGGGATATCCACAGGCTTGCCACGCTGGATGATGTAATTCTTGAAGTTTACAGAAAAGAATTCGTCCTGATTCTTCTGCCCTTCAATTCTGGGAAGTGTAACACGAACCGTCTTCTGTTCATCCTTTTTACACTTAGCAGTTTTCTTAGGACCTTCTTTCTTGCCATCTTCATTTTCAGCATCGATAGGGATCTGCAGGTTTTCTTCCTGCAAGTCTTTAGTTGTATCTGCCATATTTACCTCTCTTTCAGCCGGGAGAAGGCGACTCTCCCGGCTCATCATTGTTTCTAATTCTCTTCATCAATGGAACCAAAGCTGGAACCGCTTTCCACACGGAGAATTCTCTCCTGGTACAGAATCTTTGCACCGTGGCAGAACTTATAGCCAATGGTGCTGAACTGATTTAAGGGACCACCGATCTGATCTTTTGTCTTGATAATCATTTCCATGCCTTCACCTTCAGGATCCAGAATTCCGTATGCTTTCTTGCCCAGGAACAAGGTTGCATATACAGCCACCTCGCTGCCTTCACTTGCAGTAGCCTTAGCACCTGCCTTTGCCCAGATCTTCGCAGTATTCGTCTCTACAAAACGGACACCATGCAGCATACCGATTTCACCCTTGAAAATAGCTTCATAAGAATCATTGTTCTTATGGAAATCTTTCCATTCATCTGTTTCCCGAAGATCGTAAGATACGGAAGGATGAATCAGCGCAACATAGCTGTTGCCTTCGAACTTCGGAGCTTTGTTCTTCTTCAGCCAGGTAGCCGCCTGGTTAACAAGCTTCGGAGTGAGCACATCCGTATTGGTAAGAGTGCTTCTTGAAGTCTTACCGCCTGCATATGCCACAGAGTTTCCTGCGATAATTACGTTACGGGTAAGGGTATCATAAGTCTCACCCTCTGCTGCACCCATTTCCTCAGATGCTCCATAGATCACATCATCATAGGATTCCAGCTCCAAACGATCAGTAACAGCAACATAGTCACCATGCTGAGTGGTGCTTGCTTCGATCTTGGTCATACCGAAAGTCTTACCAGAGGGAATAACACCTTCCTGCAAAGGAGTAAGTGCCTTCTCAAAGGTATTGAACTTTCTCCATTCAACCTTATTCCCCTTCATGTGCTGCTTATCTGCGAACTGGTCGTACACCATGTTCTCTCTGGCATTCTCCAAAAGAGAAGTGTCATAGAAGGTTTTCATGGTAGGAGACATATCTGCGCCGCTAGACACATTTGTGGTCTTATTCAGAGTATCAATAGGCTGGGGCTGTGCAAACAGCTGCAGCATGAATTTTAATCTTAATTCGTTTGCTTTCATTTTCTTCCTCCCTAAATGGGAGAACTTTTATCTCCCATTTTGCAATCTGCGTTGTTCCGCAGCATACTGTCTGATTTGCTGCAGAGACATATTTTTAAAGTCAACATTTGTCACAGAAGGAGTATTGGAAGACATTCCGTTTTCAACCGGCCTAGCCATGTTTGCAGCTACCGCATTCGCAGTCTGCTGCTGGATCTGATGTGATGCTTTCTGCACCTGTGCATTGATTTGTGCATTCATCACCTGCTCCCAATGGCACGCCATATAGGCCGCCGTGGTATCGCCGTGGTTTACAGCACAAAGGTTGCGGAATCTTTCATCCTGCATTTCCGTTTCCAGATCAAACTCCGGAAAACGAGCCTTTGTCTTTTCAGCATTCGTTACAAGTAGCTGGATCTGTGCTCTCTGTGCTTCCTGCCTCTGTAATTCCTGCTCACGCTGTTCCATCTGATGGACCTTACGCTCCATCTTTGTAATGTGCTTTGCTTCCTCTACAGACATATCATTGTCCATTGCGTACTTTTCATAGAAAGAATCATCCTCTTCTATCTTTCCACGCAACGCATCAATGAAATTGTCTGCTTCCGGATCCAGTCCATACTTGCTCGCCATGATTCCAAGGGTGTCCTGAAGTTTTCCATAGGATTCTTCCATACCCTTGTACTTTTTCAAGCGGTCGGAAATTGTCTTGTCCATGTAAGCCTTATGTTCTTCCTTGTACTCATCCGATTTGATCAGGTCGGAATACGGAATATGCTCCTGCTTACTATCTTCTGCTTTTGATTCAACTGCGGGCTGTTGAACCGGTACAACGCTACTTTCTGACTTCTTGCTCTTCGCAAGAGCCTTCTTGTACACGTTTTTTGCCTTTTCAGGGATAAAGGCAGGTACTTCTTCTCCTGTTGCTTCAACCGTCTGACCATCTCCAGCAGGTGCTGAGGAACCGCCGTCCCCACCATCTCCGCCTTCAGCGAATAGTTGAAGGTTGAATAATAATTTTCTAAGCATATCTCATGCTCCTTTTTTCTTTCTGCAGTAGGATGCGAGCCTTTATAATCTCATAATATCAAGGTCACTATTATGATTTCTAACCTTTCATTACAATAAATTTTGGATAAGATTTTGCGACACCTTCCAGTCCGATGAGTATCGTCCAGAAGATCATCTGTATATTACCGGCATATTCCTCTTTAGGAATGCAGGAACATATTTTTACCTCTTCATCCTCGTCATCACGAAACACTGGAGGTTCCTTTAACATTTTTTCCGACTGGAACAACGATTCCCCTAAGGTATAGAACAGGCAGGACACCGCTGCACAGACGATATCCTTTCCCTTCCTGTTTGCATTTGCGTGTCCCTCAATCTGTAATTCCATTTTTTCAGGATCAAATTTAATCTTAATCATAATATCTCCTTAATCCGCCTGCGTGGATGATCTTGCATTTTCTCTGGCGTTCTCAACGTATGGATGTTCTTCATTTCCAGTTACTACATTTGCATTTAATTCACCTTCCTGCGCAGGAACAGGCTGTCCACCATGCTGCAATATCAGTGCACCTATTTGTTCTGCAATCGCCGGATCATATTTCTGTGCCAGAGTAAGCGCAATCTGTTGGAATCTCAACAATAATTCATACATTGTGCCATTCTGCTTAATGGTTTCAATAACAGCTTCTTTCTTGGTAAAATCCATCATATTGAGACAGCTGATAGCCTGATCTGTCATCTGCGGATTGAAAAATCCCCTATTATATAATGACAGTGCCAGTTCATTCATTTCCATCTTCTTATACGGATTTGCTTTTTCACTGGTGACATAAATATCAAATTCCGGTAAACGCAAACCAGTGTCATATCCCATAGTCTGCTGTTTCTGTGCAACCAGTCCGGCATTAGAATATTCTACAAACTGTTCTCCGGACATAACATCCGGTGCGATGCGGAATGTTCTAGGTACGTTGTAAAACTGCCTTATGAGTTCCACTACCTGGTAACATACCTCACGATATGCCCTGTGAAATGTCTTATTTGCACTTCTGGCATTCTTACCTGCTGTTTCCTGCAACGCCGCAATCGCTGACGCGGCAGTTACACCAGATGGTGCTACGCCATTATTGCTATCCTGATTCGATGTCACATATTTCAGTTCTTCAATCTTGTTATTCAGATATGTAACATACAGGTCATCCAACGCTACATACTGAACAGGCTTTATGTTGTCATCATCCAGTGATCCCTCCACATGTATGAAGTCTTTACTCTGATCACTGAATTCCTGCTCATTAACAGCGCCATTATTTTTGATAAAATAACGCGGTGTGCTGCCTGCAATAGCATTATCAAGAATTGCCTTATTCAACTTATCAATCTGCAGCTGTGTGTCTCTACCGATATCTGTAAGTCCATATCCACAAATGCTGCCCTCAACAGGATATAAAGCCATCGGTACAAACGGATAAAGACCATGATTGTACAGTCCTGTCTCTGCCATTGATTTACCAGTGGGAACCACTTCCCCAGTAAGCGGATCAACAGTAGTCGGTACTTCCGTTTCATTCTCTGTAGCATACAGGACAATGTCATTCACATATTTGCAGTACTGCAATACCTTTTTTCCATTGACCTCAGTATGGTAATACCAGTCAACAACAACTGATTTATTTTCCGTGCTCACGTTGTCATCGTAGATATATTTTGCAATTGTGATGCCCTGGCCACCGAGTTTACCACGGCACTGAGGATATCTCTGCTCCAATATGCGGTTGTCTACCAATTCTGTATTAAACAGATTTTGGGATTCCTGAATATTTGTGATACCAGGCTCCCAGAATAGATTGATAAAATCAATTTTTTTAATACTGATATCTCCAAGGCCGTTGTGTTTTGTACCATCCCAGAACACACCTTGTACGCTTCCTCCATTTTTTAGCGTGTACCATACTACGTCTGAATACACCTCTTCATAGCGATTCTGTTCCATGATGATTGGCACAATACTGGATAAACGCTTTGCTTCTGCAACATCATCCTTCTGCCTTGGCTGAAAGTTACAGGTGGGATAAGAATCCATAGCATCGGAATACCTTGCCTGAATGCATGACCATAGCCACGCCGTAGCAGGGTGAAAGTCCTTTTCTTTGCCATCATTCATATAATTCCACTGCCGAAGTTTCCAGAACTGCTCATTGGCAATAATCTTCTTTTCCAAATTGTCTTTCCCACTTTTGTACTTACGAAGGATCTCCGTTGCTCCAATTACCTGTTGTGCACCAATTTTCCCAGTCTCCGGTACCTGCTGAGTTTCTACCGGCTGATTCGGTATAAATAACTGCCTATTATCTCTACGTTTTCTTGCCATTATGTCCTCCTATAAATTGCCCTGTCATATCTCTCATTCTTTTTGTACTGGTTAAGCGGATCATATTCCGGAATTGTGTTTTCTTTTATCATCCGAGGTGCGATTGGACGCATCATGCAGAAGTATCTGCATTCGTCAAGGCAATGGTCTTCCAAGGTTGTATCCAGATCTTCTACCTTATATTTGTCATACATCATAAGTGGCATGCAGCGGATAATAGCCTTACAGTTTGAAAAAAAATACATCATTGCCTTTCCGTCTTCGTCAAACTTAAGTCTCTCATGTACCTGCATCCAACCAGCTATTCTGTCATTAATTCCTTTTTCAAACCATATCCCATGCTTGTCTGCTTCTTCTGCGCAGCTGATTCCGTGTGATCCATCCCATATAGACGGATCAGCCACCCCCTGTATAGTCTTGCCTTTTAACCATCTATGCTCCCTCTCTATCTCCTGTATCTTGTCCATCTGCTGCTTATTCGACCAGTGGACACCTTCATTCGGTGTCTGAGTGCATCCGTATAATTCCAATATTCTATATGCGCATCCGTCGTAATCTACCGCCCACCATCCAACAGAAAACGGTTTTCCATATCCCCAGTCATAACTCCTGTAGATTTTCCAACCGGCCGGAATCTCAAACGGCTCTATTACGTGGGTCCAGCGGTGCTCCAACTGCGCATCTTCAATGCTTATACCTGCATCGTAGCAGGCCTGCGGATCAGGAGTATCACGGAATTCCTCAAAATACATTCCCTCAAATACATCCCATCTGCCGTTAAGCCATGCTTCTTTCAACTTTGGTGGTAATGCTTCCAGCTGTTTCAAATAATCCGGCTGTGCCTTAAGCAGTGCTTTATTATCTGTCACAAGTGATTGTATAAAGGAGTAATCTTCCGGATCCTCTCCTGCCTTAAACTTTCTGTCAATAAACAAACGTTTTATGTATCCCATTCCTTGCCCAGAAGGGTTGCAGGTGTAATATATCCTCTTCGGAAAACTGTTTACACCACGCACACACGCAACCAACACCTTGAGCTGATATTCGGAGAATTGTGTTGCTTCATCTATGAACAATACATCTACCTCTGTTCCTTGGTACCTATCCAAATCTTTATCCGTATCACAATACCGAAATAATATCTGGCTTCCGTTTGGAAAACGCATTTCTTTCTGCGACTCGTTATAATATGCAGCTGCTTTCGGTGTACCAACCATCAGAATACCTTTAAGTGGTTTTACATGGTTTGCAATCAGTTCGGGATATGTCTTTCGTACTATCATCGCTGTAATACCTGCATGTTTCTCACACAGTAGAATTGCCTTTGTTCTTATGCCCCAACTCTTTCCGCCACCCCTGGCACCACCAAAAGCAACATGCTTATGTCTATCTTTCAGGAACATCTCCTGCTTTTTGTTTGGGCGATCAAGTACTATTTCCATTAGATCACCCCTTAATCCGCATAATCAGACAAATCATCGTCTGCAAATCTGATAGTGACATTTCTATCTCGGTTATCATCCTGCGCATCTTTTCGGAGCTTATCGATTTTTGCTCGCTGTTCCTCTGTGAGGAGTCCAGAGTGTTCTGCCAACCATTCTAGGGCTTTCATCTTATCTGCAAGTTTGATGCTGACTCCATCTCTCCCCTGCTTCACCTCTGTTATCAATGTCCCATCTACTTTGGCACTATCCTTGAACTTCACGGAGTTTATTTCCTTTTCTAGTTGCACCTTGTTACCATCATCACCTTTCACTGTCACAGGACCGAACGGTCCCATAACAGGAACAGTCTCACGACCAAATGACACGTAATCCGTGATGTCTGCGAAGGCGATGTCTATATACTTCTGAAAGATATCATCCTGTGACAAGAATGCTCTATTTAGCTTGTCCTGCTTCAGTCTGTCGATTTCTGCCTTGATTTTATCCTTCTTTAGCAATCTGCATCCGCCCACCTGAGCAGATGAATACTCACATCCCTCATATGCTTTGTAATATGCCTTTGATGCATTGAAGCATTTAACGAAATACAGACAGAACAATTTTTCCTTCTCTGTAAGCTCTGTATTTGCTGATGTCTCTTTCACTACCGTTGCAACAGGAACTGTTTTTTTCGTTGCGTTGCGCTGCAACATTGCATCGTCATCATCCCAGTTATATCTTCTCTTCCAACTCCTTACAGTGCTTTCCTTTACTTTCAGCTTTGCAGCAATATCCTTAAGCATCAGGCCTTGCTTATACAGCGTATATGCCTGTCTGATTAGTTCTTCATTCTGCTTTGCCAAGGCCTTCACCATCCTTTCTGCACATCTATCGTAGCAAAATGCAACGTTGCATTTCTAACCTACGAATGCAAAAAATAACCAGTATGAGAATTTCTCCCATACTGGTCATCTATATTATATAGTGTGCTTATGCTACTCTATTGTATTTGTGCTGCATCTCTTCGATGTCGTCAATCAGATAATACTGCACTGTCATATCCGGCTTTGCATGTCCCAGTAATTTACTTACCAGCAATACATCCCCTGTCTTACGATAAAGGACGGATGCAAATGTCTTGCGGTACACATGCACGGTTGCTGTTATCCTGGATACTCCGCCACGGACAGCCATCTCCTTAGCCAGCTTTTCGATGCCATATTCACGCATTCGGTTGTGAGGGGCTCTATCTGCCAAAAACAGCGGATCTGTTCCAGGTCTGTCCCCGATGTAATTTCGTAGTGCCATGACCGCTACCGGCGTAAGCATTCCGGTGCGGTAAGTATCTGTTTTTTCCGCGTAAATTGATACCTGCTTATTTGTCAGATCAATATCTGACACGTTGAGGTAAGAGATCTCACCCACACGCATACCAGTACAGATCATCAGCTCAAAAAGTGCTTTTTCCTTGGGTGTCTGTAATGCATAACGGATAGTTTCAACCTCTTCATCCGTCAGGCGCACTTTCTTCTTTTTGACCTGCTTCACTCGATCCACGCCGTCAATGATATTGTTGGCAATGTGCTGTTTGCGGAATGCCCAGGAAAAGAATGTGCATAAGTACCTGTATATTGTGGATTTATAATTGTGGCTGATGTGATCACGATAGGACCTTATAGCAAGGTAATCTGTAATATCCTGTGCTGTCACATATTTATAATTTTTTCCGACATGATCAAAAAACTTACGGATGATCCCTATGTAGCTTCGAAGTGTGCTCTTATGTCTTCCAGCTGCCACACCGTCAACACAATATCTCTGCATCAACCATTCGTTATCGTGCTCCTCTACCATCGGTAATTGTTTAATTTCCGAGATCTCGTAGTCCTGCATCTTTACCAAAAACACTATCTTTACCTTGTCAATCTGTTCCGGTGTCAGAATGTTACTCATCTCAAATGCAATGTCATTAATCAGGTCTGTCTTTGTCATAGGATGTACCTCATTTTCTCATTGCCTACCGAGAAATCATGTGGTATGATACTGGTAAGCAGTTGAGCGGTAGATGATATCTTTGGTCGGATGGATCTACCGCTGTTTTATTGGCATCGATTGCAGGCCCCTCTGCAGCTGGAATTTCAAATTGTGTATTATGATACTTATTACACTTTTAACATTTTTCCTTTTTCTATCACTCCTTTCGTTATCCTGATGGATTCCGGGAATACCGCACAGATATGTACGACACTCCCAGAAATACCGTAGTATATAGAGTACTACTAAAACCAGTGGAAATCCGGATTACTGGTATCGAATGGCGGCAAGCAATCATCATCGTCCGGATCAGGTGCGTCGTAAATCGGTCCAGCATCTGCTCCTGCCAGGCAATCTTTCTCCGGATCAATTCCACACTCGTCAAAAAGCTCCCACACCTGTCTCACAGCTTCCGCGTAAGATCTTGCTGCCATTAAATACTCATGTCCAAATAATACTACACTCCACTCTTTCATAATTTTGCTCTCCTTTGCATATTTTTTTGTAAGCAGATTTGTCTTACATATGGATATGTCAAAAAAAACCGTAAAGAAAAGCATTTTTTTGAAAAATATTTTTATTTTTTGAACTTTTTCGTATTTTTCTTACATATATATTTTTTATGTTAAATTTCAGTTTACCTTAACAAGCATATCAGCCTTAATCAAATCATATATAATATCTAGTGAATCTCTATGATCTCTGTATTTGCAATTTGGATTTTTATGTATTCGTGGATCATCGTCTTTCCAATCATTAACACAAAAACAACAATTACTTACGAAAAGCATTTTGCACCCTCTGGCAACGCACAAATAATAACATTCGCTTTCTTTTGCTGTACCTTTACAACGCTTAAATCCGTACTTTTCAAATTCTTTTGCTTCACAATTTGGTTTTAACATTTCCTACCTCCACTAAATTCTAAGTTACATAGGTTTCACAGTTACACCGTTCACCTCTGCGGATCCCTGCAGATCAATGACCAAACACCGCCTTCCGTCAATCAGCTTCGTTTCTACAAGATCTGTACGATTGGGATTTACCTTTACCGTCACATCCGGCGTCTTTACCTCAAAACTACGGCTGCTGTAAATATTGTCCAGCATCAACTCCGTGTTCCGTCCTACGGTATCGTCGTAACACTGGTCAAACGCCTTCATGCTGTCATCGTCCAAACCGCTTTTGGCAAAGATGGTCTCAACTTTGTTTTTATCTAATACCACAGGATCAGGATCCTCCTTATGCTCCTGCACAATCTCAGTCAGTTCTTCGTGGATGTTCTTAATCGCTTCCACGGAGCAGTTATCACACAGTACCTCTTCTACCAACTCCTGGAATGCTTCTTTCTGGCAGTCCGCAGGCAGTGGTATCGAACATCCCAACACCTTATCAATAAAATCATCTTTCAGATCAGCAGCATTCTTGGAGTAATACAGTGTGCTGTGAATATCTGCGCTGCGGTCATTAAACGCGGGGAACAGAAAAGCAGTATCCGGCATCCCTACCACCCAGTCACGGAGACGGTTCTGAAAGGTATTCTCTTCTGCGTTATAACTCAGACCGGTCTTGGACAGATCTACCGGGCAGATGCATGCCAGTATGTACTCGTACACCTCATCGGAAGCATCCTCCATCTCTGCACCATCCTTAGTGCGTCCAGGCACATCGTAGGCATCGTGGATCAGTAGGATCAGATAATTGCCCACATATTCATAAGATTCAATGATGCGGTCGTAGAACTGCTCCAGAAGTGCATCGTCTCTTAATTTGCTGTCCCTCAGGCGCAGCAGGAACTCCTGTGTTCCGCCCTCGCTCTCACTCTCCAGCGGAAATTCCAAATTCAGAAGATTCTTGCCGATGGTACCGGACAGACTCTTGCGCAGGATCTCGAAGTACTTAAACATCTCTTCCTCCGGCAGTGCCAGAAATGCCTGCTTCAATTCGGTTTTCTTATTCTTCTCCCCATCCACGTAACATCCGCAGATCCGGGTGATAGAACAATTCCTTTCTGTAAATAATTTCTTAATCTCACTGATTTCCTGTTTAATCATAGATAATATCCTCACTTTCTTTAATCCGAACTACCGGGGAAAATTCGGTAGTTCAATTTTCCAAACTGGTAACTTGCTTTTGAGTTCCCAAGCAACAACTCAAATATCAATTTCACTTTTTAATTCCTGATTTTACTTTCTTCCAAGGATTTCAAATCAGCCAGTCATTATGCTGCCTGCGGTCTGCGTCAGCGGATCCACCGGAGGCTCCATAACTACTCCTGCTTCTGTGAGCAACGCATGGTACCATTCCCGGACGGTAGTTTTGTCCTGCTGGTATGACAGCAACAGCTCATTCATGTATTCTTCGACCCTGGTCAGCCGGTCTTTGCCGAATCCATACTCGTCCATCAAAGAGGTAAAGAAAAACAGCATATACCTTGTAGCCTGCTCATTGATGATGTTCTGTGGTCCGATCTGTTGCCTATCCAGCCAGTACTGATAGGATCCCTTGCGGGCGGTGATGTCATCCTCGGTATAGGCTTTATACTCAATGGACCATCCAGCCTTATCCATCAGCCGCTTGCTAATCTCTTTCATATCAATCTTGCCCGCGGACCAGTCAGCTTCCATCTCATTTACTTTATTCGCCAGTCGGGAAATCCGCTGCCCCTTGAATCCCTCCCGGCGCATAATCACATAGCTGCAGATGATTCCCATTGCTGTCCAGGGTGTCCGGTCAGCCATACGGCTTTCCCGGGCGATCCGCTTGCACTGCTCCTTAATCTCTGCCGGTGTTAAATGTCTCTTTCCCATATATCCTCCTACGCAAACCGAAGTTGCCCTGTCTGCTCTGCTTCTATTCTCATGTTCGGTGTACGCTCTCCTATTCGGAGATCACTGCAGTTTGCACATACCAGTGCTTCTGCCATAACCGGCACTACGCTGTTACCTATCCTTGCCACTCGCTCCACAATAGGATATGTTTTTCCTACAATATCTCTGTCAATGATATAATCCTCGGGAAATCCCTGCATCAGCTTCAATTCTTCCGGCTTCAGCATCCGCAGAAAAATGTCTTTTATAACATATTGCTCTCCGTCGATCTCAATCAGAACATTCACCAGTCCGAACCGATCCTTTGTGGTAATGGTCCCCAGCGGCTTGTCCAATGTCTGACCACAACCGGTTCCGTAATATTTGACCATAAACGCAGATACAAGTCCGAAATGTCCAGGGGAAGTGGTGATCGTATGCAGTGGCTCGTCACACCCCTGCCCGATCCCGGTCTTATAAAACTTTGTGACAAATGCGGTTACCAATCCGTACCGGTTGCTGGTATCAATAGTCTTGATAGGATCCGTAAGGAATTTTCCCCGGGAATCCCCCTGCCTGGTTTCACCGTGATACTGGATGATAAATGCCAGTGCATCCTTACTTTTGACGATATACGGATGTGGATTATCAATAATATACTTCCTCACACCATTACCGATTCTGTCCATTGTAGCCGCCGCCAGTGGCTTCTTACGCTCAAATATGGATGTTCCAAGATCAGACCAGTCAATATAGTCACCGCATTCTTTCCATTTCGGTAGTAGTATCCCATCCTTGATGTGGGTAGGTACTGGCCAGACTATTTTCTTTCCATCCCGCCGGAAGATTGCATACCATCTTTTCCGTGTCGTAGGTGCCCCATAATCCGCAGCTATAAGTTCCCGACTATCGAAATCATATCCAAGAGATGTCATTGCTGTAATAAACTTACGGTAGTCCTCTCCCCTGCGTTCCGGTATCGGGTGACCGTCTGCATCCAGCGGACCCCACTGTTGTATCTCTTCAACATTCTCCATGATGATTACATCTGGCAGTAGCACTTTTGCGTGCTTGTACACCGCCCAGGGAAGTATCCGCAATCCTTTTTTGCGTGGTTGCCCGCCCTTTGCTTTGCTATGACTTGTGCAGTCAGGCGATGCCCACATGAGAGCCACATGGCGATCTCCAACATACTTTTGCAGATCTACCTTAAAAATATCCTCTGTCAGGTGCAATGTGTCAGGGTGGTTTACCATGTGCATCCGTATAGCCTGCGGATCATGGTTTACGGCAATGTCAACAGATCTTCCAAGTGCCATTTCTATTCCTACGCTTGCTCCGCCGCCACCGGCAAAACAGTCAATGATAATGTTATTTTTCATGGCATCACCTCCGGGAAGTCTGATATGTCCATCTGCCCTTCCAGATCATCCGCAGCTTTTTCATCCGCTTCGCAGGCTGCCACCATTTCTGCATCCATGTCTTTTTCTTCCCCGACTTCAATGCAGAACACTGGTTGTCCCTGATCTGTTATTCCGAATGTGTTGGTATTCTCATATAATTTTCTTTTTCTCGGATTTGCAAGAATAAAACTTACCGGTGCATCATCCGGGAATGTATTCAGATATTCTTTTAATTCTTTGTTTGTCATTTTTCTCAGGAACCGGGTACCCTTTATGCGCGCTGGTTCGTCTCCTTTCTACATATCAAACAGGCTAAGTTGTACAGGCTTCTCCTGTTCTTCTTTTATTTTCTGCTGCCGGATCTGCTCTAGTTCTTCCAAGCGCTCCTGTGTCAGCCACTTATCTGCATGGACACGATCCACACTATATTCCACAAGGTTCTCGTATCCTACTTCAATGATTTTCTTCTCCAGTCGTTCGATATTCTTCTGCTTTGCAAGATTTCTTTTCTCCTTTTTTGCTTCTTTCTTCTGCTTCTCATTGTCGGAAGCATGTGATATCTCTATCCCATCTCTTATGTCCTGCAAATCCTGCATCAGATCACGACTCGGCTTGGATTCTGCCCGTATGTTCAAAATCTCTGCCTTGAAACTCTTGTCAAACAGGTATTCCGTTGAATGATTCATTTTATAATCGCTGAGTATCTTATCACTCTGTACTTTTATAAATGCTTTGCAGATATCCATACTGCACGGATTTTTAAAAACTCTCATTCCTTTTTCAATATGTGTCCATCTTTCACCGTCAAACAATGAGTATTGCGCTTCTGTATGTTTTTTTATTCCGCTGGTCTTCAGATCATAATATACATTTCCACGCTTCTCATTCAGTTCCCGACCTAAGACAGGGCAGTAACCGTTCTGTGCAGAACACATTCTTGCACATATAGCCGGCTCATAATACATATTCCATTCTCGCGTACTCTCATTGTAGTACATATGATTCTGACATATCCTGCCGTTATGAGCATCTGCATACTCCTGATATTTTCTTCTCTTTTCGTCTTGTCTGTCTTTTTCTGCCTTTTCAAAGCTGTGATCATAATCGTATGGTTCATCCGTTTTATGGCAGGCACACCAGCATTGGATACAATTTCCACCGCCAAAAATCCCGTGCAGTCTATTGTCATTAAGTGGACACTCTGCCTTATCGTAAGGGCATCTGACAACCGGATTATCGTTTTCGTGACACCACTCCTCTCCCATATAACCCATATGAGTCAATACATTGGAGCCTTTTACATACATCCCGCAACCTGTTTTGTACAGGAAATTGTCACTATAGACCCGATTATACTCAAAGCCACCATATACATTGTCCAGAGGACCGGTGCTTGCCGTATGGTATCCGCCTGCTATATGCACCTTGTCCTTTGGATAATTATCCGCGGTATATCCCTCTGCCAGCAGCCTTTGCGTCAGTAAGTTATATTTACTCAAACGATCACCTCATATCCCCTGGCAAGGTCTCATCCCAAAGAAATCCTCCATCCTGTCGCGTAAGGCATTTACGTCCATGTCATATTCCTTTGCGATACATTTCTCGCAAACCGGAATCTTATATGCCAGTGTTTTGGATAACCTGGCATCCCAGCTATTCAGCTGTTCTCCGCAGACATTGCAATACTTATCAAGCCATTTAACCTTTTCTGCCATCTGCCTGCTCCTTGTACATCCTGCCCGCCATCTGCACCAGATAATGCTGTAAGGCTTCTGAAACGCTGATACGGTGCTTTACGCAGTATCGGTCAACATACCGTTTAAAGTCCGCATTATCGGCATATAGGGAAGTGTAATTAATGTTCTGCATCTGCTCCACCTTACTTTATTTCCATTTCCCGTCATACGGTATGCGTTCTCCACTTTTGGATTTTGCCCTGTCAATAATAAAATCCGCATTGCCGCCTGCCTTTACGATCTCTATTACATCGTCCATATTGACTACCAGCTCACCGCCCATTCCGGTGTCACATCCGAATCTCTCAAAAGATGCATCCCATAGCTGCTCTAAAACCTTGTCTGGGTCGTATGCAGTCGGCTGTGCATCTAAATGTTCAGTTATTAAATCAAAAGTTTCTCGCTGTCCAGTTTCGTAATTATTAATTTTTTCATTCTCAAGATAAATATCCGACAACGGACATACTTCATTTAACCTTTTCATCCGCAATACAGTTTTCATAAATTCATCCGCATCAATCAGTCTTCCCATCGTTCGCCCTCCTCTCAATACACTTTCTGCCAGCACCCACAATATCCCGGATAAGGCATTAGGTTATGACACTTTGGGCAGAAGTATTTTCCTTCAATGAGTTCTATTGAAATCGCTGTCTGCTTATCCACAGCTTCACGGCATTCCTCTACCGTACCTATCTGGCGGTACTGTTGCACCTCTTCCAGTGCTTTGATTGCCATTCCCACCGCTTCATCCAATAGTGGATGTGGTCGATTGTCATGGTGGTGTACATCGAAATGGTCTATGATTCTTGCTATCGCTTCATTCTCCGTCATGGCTACTCCTCCAACAGTTCCGGATTGTCAAATATGTTTCCGATAACTTCATAAGAACCATCTAAGTGAGCATGATAACCTGTATATTGTTTTACGCCAACAACTTTATATGCTTCATATATATATTTAACTTGACCTATATGCCTATGTGATTTACCATTATCATAGTATTTACCTTTTACAATATCATTCTCCCAAATCAACTTTCCGTTCTTGTCTTTCAATCCGGTACACTGGCAGATGGTATTAGAATCTACTTCTTTGTGAAAACAGATATATGATATATGGTCTTTCCCCATGTTTGTAATAAAATAAGCATTAGTTTTTTCACAGTAAGACAATCCACCAAATACCCATTCGCCATCATCTTTGCGTTTTGCCTTGAATAAATATCTATTCTGCATCCTCATCCCTCTCTTTCTTTCTGTAACCATGCCAGCGTACAATCTTTACAATCATGGCTAAAATCGCATACCTTGTCACTTCCAGTAAATTCCGCAGGACACATAATAGCCATTGCCAGTTCCTCGTCATTCATATTTCTGATCCGGTCTGCATTGGTCATGGGTGCGTAATTCTCACAGCATCTTTCTATATCTTCCTGCGGACAGTCATCTATCAATGAGCACCACTTATAATATTCTTTTTTGTAATTCTGCATGGTACACAGATGTTTACAATTCTTACACTTCGCCATCTTCTACCTCACTTTCCCGGTATGGTTCCGGCAGTGGCATCCAGGCTGTGACATTTACACTATAAATATCATCACCGAGAACAAACCGTCCTCCCAAATATTGTACAAAGCAACAGCGGTTTCGATATGTATCCCATCCAATTACGCTATTAAGAGATTCTTCCGGCAGTCTCTCACTTACTGGAATCCACTTGCCATATTGTCCCTGTTCCTCGGCATCCTCATAATCAGCTAATTTTTCTGCGGCTGATATATAGTCATGTTGCTTTACCCATACACCAGATTCTCCATCTGGAACATCATAAATTCTTTCTGTTAATCTCTCCATTCTTGCTCCTTTCTCACACTCTTAAAAATTGCTTTGGTATCGGCACTCCGTTACGGTCATAAAAAGTAAAATCTCTGTATGGGTAATGCCGGTTGCTCCCCGTCAGCCGGAAGAATGTCGGTCGGCTTTCTGAGACTTCCAACAGCCCATTCCCTATATTTGGGTAGCTGTCCTTGTCATTCTTCACGGCATATATCTTCATGGTTCTCACTTCTTTCTGCATGTATCTTTGGTCTCTCCGCCATTGCCGGATAACTGCAGTCATACGGTTTTGCCCGCCCGATATGCATTGACATCTCTCCTGGATGTTCTTCCATCTCCCGCAATTCATCCTCGCTGTGAAATCCTCTGCTCATGTCGCCATCTCCTTATACTGTCCGATTACCAGTAGCGCTGCAGAGAGATTTTTATACTCGTTCTCCATTGCCTTGATCTGATTTTCCAGTTCATCCATGCGGTCCGTAACAAACGATTCCAGGGCGTCTATTTCTCCGTAGGGAGAATTTACCACCTCAACCTTTTTATGCGGTTCCTGCGGCACTGTGGTGCGTGCAGCGGCATGATTATCAAATATCTCTCCGCTGATTATCTCCAAAATCTTGGATTTAGGGCAGGCATTGAGATCTGCAAGGATTTGGATCTGCGAAGGCTTATGCTTTGCCTGCTTATATCTCCGTATGATTTCTTCATTTGACATTTCCATCAGATCACCTTCTCTATCTGTTCCAAATTTTCGATGTTAAGACTGGATCCATCCCGAAACTCCATGTATGATCCCTGCGCAGTCAATTGGTATCCGTCGATTATGTGTGTGATGCCAGGGTAATCATCCTTCAGCCGCACCTTGGTTCCGATTGGTATCTCGCACATCGTTACTGCCACCATGAGTGCTTTATAAGTATCTCTAGTCATCCTCATCCTCCTGTTGCTTGTATGCCTGCAAAAATGCTTTAAACTTTTCAAGGGCGTTCTTCTGGTGCGTCGTCGGTGGATCCTTCTTGGTGATCACCGTAAGATGCAGATCAAAGAGATGTGCTATCTCCCGGCTGGCGTTGATGTAACCCTGCTTTAATCCGTCATGGTATCCTTTCACCGGCCGGTATTCGTCAATCTGCTTCTTGCCATCGCCCTGACCGCCGGCTGTTTTGTTTCTGAGTTGGTAGCCGGACTGGGCATATTGCCGGATGTATTTCTGCTCCATCTCATCCAGCTTGTCCTCCGGGTAGTGAAGAAAGCCGATTTTCCAGCCTGTGATATTATCCGCGGCATACAGTCCATGATTTTTGATTGACAGATCTATGTGCTGGTATCCGGATAAGTGCTGTGCTAGTCTTGTCAGCAGTTGCTTTGCCTGTCCGATGTATGCATACCGGATTCCGTCCTCTGTCCGGGTTAAAAAATAGATTCCGCTGCCCTCATCCACATGTGGATTGACTTCTAGGATCCTCTTTTTATTCTTGGCTTCGATTGCCTTTGCTCTCCTAAAGTTCTGATTCATTCCTGCTCCCTGTATTTGTCCATCAGCATCCGGTATATCCGGCACTGCTCATAATTACTGTCACAGTACCTGCTCCGGTACTGCTCCCGGTCTTTGCCAAAATCAAAACGGTTGATGCACTTGGTTTTGTCAATCAGTCCTTCGCAGGTGATCCTCTGCTTATCACCTGAGAGGAAGAAAGGGCATATTGCATTCACATCATCGTATGTTGACATCCTCAGCCTCCTCTCAGTTTGCCAGTATGGATTTTTCATACTCAGCCATATCGTAATCTCTTTGCATTATCCCTTTGTTAGCATCAAACTTTTTTCGCTCAGATTCCTTTTCCCGCTTACTGATTTTCTCCCAGGTACCACGAACTGCCGCTTTCCAGTCCTTCATATGGTTTTTCCCAACCATCCATCCGTTGGATGTGTAATAATCAACAAAAGCTTGCGGATCCACCCTGTTCCCGCGTTCCTGGCAGTAAGCTCTCACCTCTTCGACAGTGGGTGGAACAAATTTTTTCTTAGATACGTTAGTATCTTCTTTTTTATTATTCTTTCCTTCTTTTTTTTCTTCTATTGTTGTCGTTAGAATGTCATTAGAATGTCGCTTGTCTGTCGTTTGACTGTCATTTTGCATGTCACTCTGCTGATACTCACAGTAGTTTTTTACTGTAAATACGGTATATTTGGGATATGTTTTGCATGTCACTTCGCCTGTCAATTTTAGATGCGAAATTGCGGTCCTTACCTCCCGGATTGTCAGGGCTGTCTCCTCCGCCAGCTTGGGAAGTGATGACACGAAGGATCCACGGGGAATCACCTTGCCTTCAAATCTTCCGTCTTTCCAGTTTGCCCTGAGAAGCATATGGATAAATAACCGGCAGGTATTTATATTCCCGTACCATTCCCATTCCATGATTTTCCGGTTTAGTTTTATATACTCCACGTATCCCACCTACCCTATTCCGAAATCTTTCAACGACATCTGCCCTGTATCCTCTGCCTTTGGTGTCAGGCACTTCCGTATAGCCTTACAACGCTTATTGCAACTGCTCGTCCTTGCCTGCTCCCGGAATAGATATTCCTTTACCCTCTGCCGGTCTTCCAGACTTCCATCAGGTTGGAAATATCCATTGTCAATATTGATAACCAATGTACCTCTGAGCAGTAGTGCATCTTCCAATTCCTGACGGATTTTCCGATCACTCATGTTTGTATCTGATACAAGTTTTTGTCTTGATATTCTGTTGGCATAACCAAAAGGTATGTAATTCTCAATCAGTATATAGACCACCTCCCGGGCGGATCACCGTCCGCCCTGACTCTAACATAATGGCTTGTTTGTGAGACACCATTACTAACACAAACGGTTTCTTTCGCCCCGCAGGGCAGGTGTTGCAACCTTATAGGTAAGATCTTCCAAATTCTTTTATAAACTCATCACGGGTGCCGTAATGCTCCTCATAATACCGCTGGCATTTCTGTTTCAGCATCAGGTCAAGTCCCTGATTCGGCTTTCGGTGGACACTATCCGGACCGTTGGTATGTAAGGTAGGATGTAGCGGCACCAGAAAGCCTCTGGCTTCACTGGCAGCTTTTCGACTGCCGTTAAACACATGATGGACATGGACTACATTCAGGTGCGTGATATAGCAGGAATGCATATCATTGGTGAGTACACTCCAACATCGTTTCATGGCTTCCACACTTTCAGCATCTGCTCTAGCTCTGCCGGCGGAAGTGTCTCGATTCCGAGATCTTTTGCCTCCCGGACAAGTCCATCAATAAAATGGCTCATCTCTTTCGTGTCATACTCGCTGGATCCTTTGATCATCGCATATGCCTTAAAGGTTCCGTTGTTCTTTATCAGCAACCAGTGTCCGCTTATCCTGCTCATGTCCACGCAGGCCTTGACCGTTACCGTAATAGGTGCGCCGTCAACTTCTTCCAACACACCGTAGTCCTTCAGCATCTTCTCGTAGATCTCTTCTTTCGTGGTGGGATATTCCTGTGCATCTGCGATCTTGGTCATCAGCACCCATGCATATGCATTGGCATCCAGCGATCTCTTCTTACGGTACTTTTTTGCTGTGATCACCAGTCTGTCAATATCTTTGATACTGTCATACTGGCTGGTCACAGCATCCGCGGATTCCGCCTGGAAGGATATATTATATTTTCCTGTTGCGTAATCCATAGTGATCCCGGACACTTTTCCGGTAAATTCCATCAGCCTGCCTCCTTATCCGGCATATTCTTGGTCTTTTGCAAGAAATCTTTGATCTGCAGATCTGACAAGTCATACACACTGGCAATCTTATAAGTCTTGCATACCGAATTAGCACTGTAGCCTATCCTTTTCAACTCTGAAAATACCGGCTCCAGTCTTTTTCTGTCATTCTCAGTAGGCTGTGCAGGATCCGTGTACTTGGTCTTATCTGCATCCCAGTACACATCCGCTCCGATACCAAGTTGCTTGCAAGCCACTGAAATAGCATCCGTGGTAGCCATCTTGTAACACTCATCCGACACATATGCACCGGATTTCTGATTCTCGACAAACATGGCTCCACCAACCCCAGAAATAGGCTTTGACCACTCCCCAGCAACTTTTATGTACAGGTTGATATTTACAAAGGCTGCGACCTCATTCCCGGAAGGCTCTAACCACTGCTTTGTAACTTCGTAGTACCATCCGATTCCGCAAGGACCAAACTGATCCGTAAGAGTCTTGATTCTCCACATCGGATTGATTTCCGTCTTACCCTTCAGCCTGCCGCCAGTGATTGACCGCTTGGCTTCGGTCGGAACAGTCCTCACTTCATTGTATATTTTCAAATTTTCATCCATCAGATCAACTCCCAATCAATTCCGACGCTGGTTAAATAGGTTTCCAGTTTTTCCTTGGCGTCTGCTGTAAGTGCCAGACGGTACTCGTACAGATTACTTTCTCCCTCCAAATCAGCCGGGATCATGCTGTCAATGACTTCCTGTGCAGTTTCTTCGATTGCCTGCTGGACGGCTGCCTGTTTTTCTGCTTCCGCAGCAGCAATGGCTTCCTGTTTCTCTCTCTCTGCTTTTTCCAGTGCTTCGCGTTCTCTCTGCTCTGCTTCCAGCTTCATCCGTTCCTCGCGGCGGATACGTTCTTCCTCTTCACGGCGGATTCTCTCCTGCTCCCTTGCACGGATTTCATTCTGTTGCTGCTGATACTGGTTAATATAAAGAATCGTCTTTGTCAGATCATAAGATTCCAAAAACATGGATATAGCCCTGTCCTCGACATCAGAATGCATCTGACGAATAGCTTCCATGCCCTGCTTCACAGTTTCTTTGCGCTCCATCATTTCTCTGCGGATCTGTGTGGGATTCACGGTTGAATTCTCCCACTTGCTGTTATAGATTTTCTGCAAAGGTAGTTCTTTCTGCATATCTCCAAGACAATCCTGATACAGTTCATTGATCTGCAACCGCTTTTCCTCAATTCGGCGCTGCTCAAAAGCAGAGACCTGCTCATTGATGAAATTGATAGGCTGATCATACATATCCACCAGCTCTTTTGCCTTATCTGCGAACTCCTGTAAAGGCTTCATATATTCGTCACGGACTTCCTTTACCTTATCCGCAAACGCCTTCTTCTCCTTACGGAGAGATGCCACTGTAGCTTTCGCATCCTTTTTGCTGTCTTCGGTAAATACCACATTACGGTACTCATCCAGTCTTGCACTCAGGTAAGCCTTGGCGCCCTCAAAATCACAGGTGATCTTTCCTGTCTGCTGCTGTACCTGTACTTCGTAATTCTCCATTATTTCTTTCCTCCTGTTCATACGCATCGTGCTGTCTCTTATAAAGGTTCTCACGGTGGAGACCAAGCTCCACCAGTTCCTGTTCCATCACATCACCCATGTACCATCACCATCTGCCCGTCAGCCTGCTCCGCATACTTTGCTTTGAGCAGCTGATTGAGTTCCTTCCTCTTCTGCAAGCTCCGTGCTTCCATCCTCCGGATATCCTCCTGGCGGCAGTCATAACAGACACCGTTTTCGAGTTCTCCGGCATCGCACATGCCACCACAGGCATAACACCTATACCGGTACATTTTCTGCCTCCTGATACTTTAACTTCCGCGCCTTATCGTCATTCTGCAGCAAGCAATAGGCTCTCCGCAGTGTTTCCTTGGTACTCAGTTCCGACAAAATATCATCTTCGGTAAAATCACCGAGAATAATGTGGTGTATTACATTTGCCACACAGCATTCCAACTTATCCAGTTCTTCCAACCGGTCCTTATCATTGCTCATTTGACATTTTCCTTTCCATGCCATATAATAGGCACATAAATAGCATTTGCGTGTTGTTTAGTAGGATCCCTTGCTTTGGTCGGTGCGGGATCCTATTTTATTTGCCCATCTTCTTTCATGGACTGACGTGCACATATAAAGCCAATTACCGCACATACAATGGCGGATATGTACATTCCTGCCTCTGTAAATCCTGCCGGAAGGATAAACAGCAATAATAATGCTGCGACTCCGTACAGATTTGACAGATTAAATACCTTTTTCAAGTTCTCACCCCCTTCTGAAGTAAATGCTTGTCCGCACCCTCTACGTGATGCCCAGTTACCACACTGGACACCACACTAAAAAGGCTAATAAGAAGGTAGGTGGTGCTGTCAGAAACACCACGTACAGGGCACGGATATCTTCAGTTACTTTTTGTCCTTATCCGGATCTTTGCTCTTGTTCTTCTGGCGCTCATGCCAGGCTACATTGTCCTCGTAGACCTGCTGGAAGAAATCCTTCGGTTCATCTTCCGGGTGCCCCGGACGGACCACTCTCTCCGGCTTCACTCCTGCAGCTATGCAGGTATCAATAATTGCCTGACCAAGTATCCTTACTTTTACAGGATCCAGTTCTTCCGGTTTCGGTCTGATGATGGTTACCGGCATACTTATCTCTCCTTTCTGTTTTGTTTAATCCTATGAAGTATTGGTTTGTCTATGTACCTAGTGCATTTCGTTTAACATGTTAGACACTGTTC